CTACCGTCGAGTGCCAGCGAACACCGATAACACACCGTGATCCTTTTCCCACTGTGCCGCTCGCCGCACACGAGCACGAAGTGCATCAAGGCTCAAACTCGGCTTGGACACGACCGCCTTAGCGCGTGCCCGTGCCTCTCGCAATTGGGCCTGCTGTTCGTCGTTCAACTGCTCGGCGGAAGCCCGCACCTCACTGCGCGTGATGAACATCGCTCCCTTCTTGCGAGATATCTTCGACGCCTTAGCCACAGCTTTACCGCCGACTCTTTGCTTGCCCGAAGTGCGCCCCCTGGGCGACTTGAACGTTTTCAAAGCGGACATTTTGCTTACCTCCGTAGCCTATCTTACTGGACTGAAGCGGTTTTGAACATGGCATGCGTCTCTCGCCCACGCTTCTTCATCCGTTCGTACCCGAATTGTTCGTAATAAGCTTGCAAACCCGACAGGGGGTTATCCAGCACAATTCGATTCGACCCGAAAACTGCCGCCACCACCTCGAGGACTGCGTCCACCATCGTCATAGCGAGACCCGATGGGACTTCGTTCTCGTCCTTCTCCAGAAACAGCAGATTCGTATGCAGATGCGCATCGCTAACCCGTATCAGCGCGAGGATTGGTACGCCCGTATCCGTCTGTACGCCAATGAAGCAACTACGCGGCATGTTCCGGCATTTTTTGATCGCCTCCCCCCAATCAAGCACTGCGTCTTGCGGCCAACCAGCGATGATCCCCCTCACCGCATCCCACCGCACAATCGATAATGTCGGCGCAGGCTCTGTCCCCCAGAGCGTTGCAATCATGGGCTCCGCCTGATCTAGCGCCACCTGCACGTTAGCGTGAAAAATTGTCCGAGTTGACGTCACAGTTGTTATTAGACAAGACAAAAACAATTACATGAAAACCGGATATAGGCGGCAACCGACAGGCTCAATTCTGCCAGACCGACACAACGCCAGAACCAGAACACTATGCATCATTGGGCTCCCCTTACTCACGGGCAGGCAGCAACAACTGAACCGCAGCAACCCCGACGTGCGGCGCTAAGTGCGCGTAGCGCTCCGTGACCGTGATCGACGAGTGCCCAAGTAGGTCTTTGACGACATACAAGGAGACTCCCGCCATGACCAGCCATGATGCGAACGTGTGGCGCAGATCGTGGACGCGAAAATCCTCGATTCCCACGCGCCCACATGCGGCCCGAAATCCTTTCTGGATCGTCGTCAACCGATCGCCCGAAGCCACCGCGAACACCCATCGCGATCTCGATGCATGGCGCTTTACCCAATCGCGCTGATCGCGTAACGCCGTCACCGCCTCATCGTTCAACGGCACAACACGCCGCTTACCGTTCTTGGTGTTTTCCGGGTCCAACTGCAACACCCGCCGATCAAAATCGACACGCGCCCATTCCAACATCAACAACTCGTTTTTACGGCACCCCGTATGTAACGCCAGCCGAATGAAATTCGACAAGTGCGGCCGACGCGCAAAGCGCCCCGCACTCTCAACCAACGATTCCGCCTCACTGCGACTAATCCAACGTACCCGCGACGCCCCGGACGTTATCGCAAGTCTAACGACCGGATTAGGCAGATCCGATCGATCGTACTCGATTCGTACGAAATTGATTGCGGCAGAAAAAAAGCGCAGTTCGCGTTGAATGGTCGTTTCAAGCACCCCTTCATCCCGTCGAGCACTGATATAGCCCCGCACATCGGCCCGTTTCAACGCGACAAGATCGCGGCCACCAAAGTAAGGCTGCAATCGCTTCAACGAATATAAATCCCTCTGCCGACTACGGTGCGTCTTGGCAGACAGGTAAATTCCGACAACTTCCTCGAAAGTCATTTTTCTTAACGTCTCACGCGCCATCGATTATCAATAAACTCGGAAACGTGAATAATCACCTTAATCGTGGAAGTTTGCCAAGACACCAACAATCTATTCCGCGTCAAGCCAGCCCAACGAATCAATTAGCTGTCAACGTTTCCTGTCGCCATCCAGAACACCCCCACCCCCTGATTCCAATAGAACTGCGCCCCGTCGCACGTCGCGCCGTTCTCAAGCACGCACCGATGCGCAGCCACAACCGCATCCATCGCGCCCGCCTCCGAGCCCAAGTGCGCATAGGTCGTCGTCTCCGGCACGACAATGCCCTTGCTCGTCCAATATCGCTTCTTATTGAACGTCGACGCGTCCGCATCCTTGCCGACATACTTTGCGATGTACGTCGCAATCCGATGCCGCATCGCCCGCCCCTTGCCGCCGATCCGCCTAAAAAAGCCGTTTTTGCCGAATCCACGCGTGCTGTCGTTCACCGCACCATCGGTTCCCGCCTTGCTGATCACCGACAGCCAGATCGAGCGCAACAGTTTCCAGTTCTGCCGACCGCTCACGGCCACGTGGATATGCCATGCGCCGCGCTGCTGTCGTTCGAGCACCGCCACGTAATGGAAGTCTTGCAACTTGTTCAGCCGTCGCCGGAACTCGTCCCACCACTTCGCCCATACTTCAATGCGCGCCTCATTCGCACGCGTCGAGAGCGTCAGCATGCGATCGGCCCGGATCGCCTTGCAGCGCTTCCGAATCATCCGCTTCGATCGCTCGATCGACGTGCGAAGCGACTTGTTGGACTTCGTTGCAACATCGTCTTCCGTCTCCCCCTCCAGAGCCACACGCTTTCCCCGAAGACCGCGCGGACGCAAACGCAGCTCATGAAAATGGCGTTGCACGGCCACGCTGAACGCTACGACCTCCTGCTGTCCATCCTCGAATCGCTGCGTGCGCACGATGTATTCGTCGCTGAACGGCGAATAGTCCGAGCACTGGAACGCCGACGCACTGTCGCAACGCGAGCGATTCAGCGCCTGCATCGAACCGACATCGTTCACCAGACTTTGGAACGAACGTGTTTCCTGACCTACAATGGCTGCATCCACGTTGGATACCTCGTATATCCGATGTTGATCACGGCCCGGGATCGCTGCGAACGATCGTCGGGCTTTTCTTTTTCTCACGCCTGTTCCAGGCGTCAACGTGAGCTATTTCCGTTAAGTGTTAGAGGTACAAGTTTAGGGGCCGCGCTGCGCGCGGCCCGCCCGGCGCGCTCTGCTGCGCTGGGCGAGCCCCGCGCACTTCAACCCCCAACCCCTCGCCACCGAACCGCCTACGCCCGCCCCTATCGCGCCGGAAGCGCCCCGCGCGGCAGTGCCTTGCAGAATGGAGGGGCCATCGCCGCAGCGCCTCCGCTCCCCGCCCCCGCGATTACCCGCTACTCGGTCCGGCGGGCCGCGCTGAGCCGCGCGACAAAGGCCAGGACTTCGCATTGCCGCCGTCGCCCTACGCCGCTTCGGCCTCGGCCGGACACTCCCGACGCTAGACGCCCGATTTTTCGTTACGCCCGCGATCGAGATAACGATTAAATCCGTCCATGTCGTACTCAAACGCCCCGCGCATCAACTCGTCAGCCCAATACGCCAAGCGCTCGACCACTTCTGCCTTTGATAGCCCCGCATCAACCGCCAGCCGATCAAGCGCGAAATGTGCCCGTTGGTCGACGGTAAAACTGAATCGGCGACGCTCGTAATCCTTGCTCGCATGAATCGGCAATCGCACCACTCGCCGAACCCAATCAACCTCATGCACGACTGACGCACGCGAACGTTGCGGATCGATAGCCTTGCGCTTCGACGCCTCTAAATCGCGACGGAGTTGCGCCAATTCTTCGCGAAGCCGCTCGTTCTCCATTACTAGCTCGTCATAAGCGTCGACAGCAGGTGGAATATTTTTCGTTACCGTAACGGGATTGCCTGACGCCTTGCGCCGCTCGCGGTATGCCGCCTGACGTTGCGCATTCGTCAACGCTCCGTCTTCCTTGCGAGGACGACCGCGACCACGCTTTTTCGTTACGACCTCAAGTGGTAACGGAATTGTTTTCGTGTCTTCGGGATGAATCATGGCGAACGCTCCATATCGGCATTGACCTTATTTTACGTTACTTGTAACGATAAATTAATATTCGTCACTCGTAACGATAAATATAATTCGCTAACCCGCTCAGATCCGCTGAACCTGCAAAACCAACAAAACCTCCGTGCGCTGCTTCGAGCTGGATCGACCATCGAGAAAGCTCGGCAGCCACGCATAACCGCTGCGCGCCGTCGCGTTGCGATCCTGAATCAAGCCGCCCAACACGACGACCTCACCGTCCTTCAATCGCGTCACCGTCTGTAGCTGCCGCGTGTTCTTCGTCGGCGACGTATCGACGCCGGTTTTCGTCGCGACGAAATCGGAAATCTCCTCACGCACCTTGAGCTCGATCACCTCGCGCATCACGGTCGGCTCGACGTCGAAAATCAAACCCGCATCCTGATAGGTGATCGACTGAACCGGCGTGCCGGTCGAGCCTTGGTAGCTCACGCTCGATTGCGTCGGCACCTGCTGCCCGACGTTCAGGCGCACGCGTTCGCCCGATACGATCCGCACGTGCGGCGCGCTGACGACCTTGAATCGCGAATCGGCATTCAGTGCCGATATCGCCGCGTCGACGCCCGGCCCCGTGAAGCGAACCGCGCTCGTATCCGACGACGTGTCGCCGCTCGAAACGCGAAGCTGACCGCTCAGCATGCGAACCGCGATGCTCCACGCCGTGTTGGTCGAATCGGTGTTCGCCACTTCGTACACCCAACCGCGAACGACCACCTCGCTCGGCACCGTGTCGAGTTCCGGCACGACCTTGCGCAACAGCGCGACTTCATCATGCGAGCCCACGATCACGAGATCGTCGCCGCGCGCCTGCACGCTCGTTTCAACGGGCATCGCGGGCACGTCGCCGGCCGGCGTTGCGGATTCGCCGGGCACCTGTACCGCGCCGACAGGTTGCGGCGGCATGCTGACGGGCGACATCAAAGGCATCGCGCGCGCGCCAATCATCGGCTCGATGAGCGAGCGCAGATAGTCGACGCGGCGATAGAGCGGCTTGTAGACGAACACGTCTTGATCGGCTTTTTCGCGCGCGGCGCCGGGCTTCTTCATCACGTAGTCGACGCCGTTCTTCGTCACGACCTGAAAGCCGAGCGATTCGAGGAAGTCGCCCATGACCGTGCGCACGTCGCGATTCCGATCGTCCAGGCGGAACGACACGAGCCGTCCGTCGCTCAGCACATCCGGGCCGAGCACGTAAGGCGTATGCATCGCCTCCTGATAGATCAGGTCGACAATCTGCGCCACCGTCACGAACCGCAGATCGAACGACGTGCCGGCGACGTGCTTCAACGGCGTCAACGTCGGTGCGGCGACTGGCGCCGGCGCGGCGGCCGACAAGCTCGCGTCAACCGGGAGCGTCGGCAACGGCGGCACCGCGCCAACCGCCGCCACCGAATACGCGATCAACGCCCCAATCAGCACTCCGTATCGCGTCATTGCATCCCCCCGCCTTGTTCTGTTTTTCCGGCTTGTGCGCCGGACCATGCACCAACGGTCTTTCCGTCAACCTCACCCGTCAGCAGCATCCCTTCGCCGCTGAATCCCGCCAGCGACACCGGGCGCAATCGGCCGTCCGCCGCGACGAGCACCACGTAACCGGCGCCTTCCGTCACGTAGCGCCCGGCAATGCGCCAGTCAGACGACAGGGGCACGGCCGGCGCGCGCTCGACCTTCGCGGATTGCGACGACGGTGCAGGCGCACCGGCTGTTTCGTGTGCCGACTCCGACATACCCGGCGTCACCCCGAAGCCGTCGCGCGCGCTGTAGAAGAACTTCACCGAGCAGTAGAGCAACACGCCCAACGCGATCGGCACGACGAACAACGCCTTGGGAACGACCGCCTGCTTCTTCGTGTGGACTTCGGCGCTCGTGTAGAGCCTGAACACCTCGCGCGGATACGCCCATTGCCGTTTCACCGCGTCTTTCAGGCTGCTCGGGTTGTGGCAGTGGTCCCACTCGTAGAGCATCGCGCGCTTGAGCCCGAACAGGTTCCGCACGTGGATATGCCGCCCGACCAGATCGCGCACCGTCTTGCTGATCCGCTGCGGATGCTGCGTGATGAGGATGAAGTCGACGCCCTTGTGGCGATGCACGTGCAGTTGCTCCACGTCCGGCGTCGGCTTTTGGCTGACCGTCGTCGGCGGGTAGATGCGTTGCGCCTCATCGATCACGATCAAGTCGTGCGCTTCGGCCTTTTCGTGCCACTGGCGCAACCAAGGCTCGTCAATCTCGACGTGCTCGATTGCCAGATCGCGAATGCCGTCGACCAGCACGCGACGCCCCTTCGCAATCTTCGTCAGCAACCAGACCGCGTGCAGCGTCTTGCCGCTCCCCGGAACCCCTGTGATCAACGTGATCATTTGCCGAACACCATTTTCGTTGTAGACGTGAGCATGTAGAACGACACGCGCGCCGAAAGCCCGCCGAGCACGTACGCGATGCCGTCGCCCACGCCACCAAGCGCGAGCACGTTCGCGATATCGGAGCTCAAGCCGCCGACGCTCGCCGACATCCATTGCACAACCTGAGCGAACACCAGATCGATTCCCGTGACCGTCACGAAGCCGATGCCGAGCGCGACCAGTACGCGCGTGACGATCGGTCCGACCAGCGACACCAGTAGGCTTGCCCAGCTCATGCCGCCAACCCCGTCACGAAGATGACGCCGGCGAGCAGCGCGCCCAGCAACAGCACCAACGGGCGCAGCTTCAAGGCGAACTCGCACAGCGGCTCATAGCTGAACGAAAGCTCGCTGCCGAACACGACGACCCGCTTCGGTTCCGGGCACACGCCCTTGGTCAATCCGATCGAGAGGGGCGACAGCGAAATGCGCTTCGTATTGCTGTTCACGGCCACATCCGACGCGCTGCCGAGCGGCGCGCATGCCGACGCATCGGGATGCATCGCGCAAATGTCGTCGCGCGACGGCCGGCCGTTTCCCGGATTGGTGCCCGGCGCCGGCGTCGGCACGGGAACGGGTTGCGGCAGCGGCTGCGGGATCGGTTGCGGTATGGGTTCGGGAACCGGACTCGGCACCGGCTCCGGGATCGGCATGGGCACCGGGCCGGGCACGGGTTCGGGCACTGGAATCGGCGCCGGCTGCGGAACCGGACTCGGCACGGGCTCGGGCACCGGGCGCGGCACAGGCACCGGCTCCGGCAGCGGAACCGGCACGGGCTGCGGCACCGGTTGAGGAATCGGGCGCGGCACCGGTACGGGCTGCGGTTGAGGCAGCGGTTCAGGCACCGGGCGCGGCTGCGGATTCGTCCCCGGCACCGGCACCGGCGCGGGAGCGGGGCGCGGCTGGGGTTCCGCTTCGGATGCCGGGCGCGGTTCCGGAATCGGCACGGGCACCGGCACCGGCTTCGGCACGGGAATCGGGATCGGCCGCGGCGGCACGAACGGCGTTATCAGAACGTCTTTGCCCTTCGGCGCGGCGGACGAGAACAGATCGGCGACGGTCGGCACCTGCCCCGGATTCTCTTTCGCCCACTCGGCAATATCGCGCTCGCTGATCGGCTGATACGGCAGGCCCTCGTAGCCGGGCTGCGATGCCGCGTTCTTCCACGTCTCGTTGACGAGGTTCGTAATCGTCGAAGTAGGCAATCGCGTCGCCGCGACCTTCGACGGCATGCGCGGCCACAGCTTCGACAGATCGTCGGCCACGAGCGGCACGACTTCCGGCTTGTATTGAAACAGCGAATCCTTCCCGCTTTGCACGACGCTGCGATAGGTGACGCGCCCGTTTCTGCCTTTGATCGCGACCGTTCGCGACTCCGTGTAATGCAACGCGATCGGGTTCCCGGGCACGTTCTGCATCGGCGCGAAATACAGCACGTGCGAGTGGACGTTTGTGTCGTTTTCCTCAACACAACCTGAATTCAGGCCGCAGTGCCCAAGGTATTGATACAGATACCACGCGAATTGCTGAGCCTGTTCGAGCGTGCTCGGCAGGATATCGAACGGTCCGCGCGTCGCGTAGAAATTCGACGTGCCGAATCCCGGCGAAAACGGATAACCGTTACAGAACGTGTTGTTTGCCGCACACGTCCCGTTCCGATAGATCGGAATGCCGGCCCGCGCAGCCCACACTTCCGGCAGCAACATCTTTTGGCGCGTCGGATCGATAGCGATCGCGGGCGGCTGAATCGGTGCATAGTTGTCCCCGACACTGGCGGGCAACGCGTTCACGCCAAGCGCGACTTGATCTTCGTTCCATAAGAAGCTCGCATCGCCCAACTGAAGAGCCGAGCCCAGCGCAAGAATGCCCATGCCCGCCAGAATCGTCAGCCAAACCGGCGCCCCCGCGAAGGCGAGCGCAGCAGCGGCCCCGGTCCCGACGACATTGAGCATGGTCGACGCCTGCCCCATGCCCGCCAGCGTCGCCGCAATGCGCGGATCGGATGCGGCGATGCCGCGTGCGATCGCGAGGCGCGTCAAGATCGCCGCCTGAGCGCGATTGATCACGAAGGTTTCAATCGGCGCGAGCGCTGCCTGTGCATGCGCCTGCTGATTGCACAACATCGCGAACGCCGCGAACAGCGCCAACCAGACGCCGCGAATTCTCTTGCGCATGCTCACCCCATCAAGATCAGCGCGGCACCGCCGATCGTGCCGACCGTCACGCAAAACTCGACGCAGAACCAAAGCATGACTAACTCTCCGAAGCAGATTCGAGAAAGCGACGCATCGCACGCAGCCCGTACGCGATCGCAAACACAAGCAGCATCGCCGCCCCCACTTTCAGGCCCGCAGCCGCCCCGCCATGCATCGGTGCATCACCCGCCGCACCGCCGTTCACAAGCGTCAGATGCACGACCTGTTGCACGCCCATCGAGCCATCGGACAACGCGCAGGGCGTTTGCCCCGTGCCCACCGGCTCACCGGCCGCGCTGCCGCACACCATCACGTCGATGCCTTGCGCCGCGCGTGCGCCGAATGCAATGCCGAACAACGAAGCAACCACCCACCTTTTCATTGGCTTTCACCCAAGAAAAAGCCCCCGGTACGCGCGCACATACCAGGGGCTCAGGAGTTCACGCGATCAGCGACCGAGGAAGCTCTTCACCGCGCGATAGCCGAACATCGCCGCCGACACCGCGAGCACCGCACCGCCGACGAGTGCGATGTTCGGGCCGATACCGGTAATCGAGCTCACGACCGGGCCAACGTCCATCGCCACGACCGGCACGTCCGCCGCGAATGCACCCATGCTTGCCGTAGCGAGCGCCGCAACTGCAACCAACTTCTTCATTTGATTTTTTCCTCTCAGGTTCAGGCCCGGTAGTGAGAGAACCGCCCGTGTGGGCCAGCTTCGAGCGATCCGGTTTCCTTGACGGATTACGACGATGCAGCCGCAGCCTTAGCGGTCGGTCGACCAAACGGCACCAGCGACACGATGCGGGGTTCGAGCTTGCCCTCCATCGACTGTTGAAGCGCGAACTCCGCGAGATAGTCGCCGGTCGGGGAATCCTTCAGCGCGGCCGGCAGATTGATCGTGCCGACGAGGATTTGCTTACCCTCGCTGCTCTCTTGCTCCAGCACGCATTGCGCCGTGTGAATCTCCCACGGCTGGCCGGTGCGCTTCGAAATGCCGCCGCGCTGGATCACTTGCAGAATGGTCAACTTTTGCTTGCTCATGAAAACTCCCTGTTAGGACTGCTATACGTAATGACTAGAGCCGCTCCGGCTACATGCGCGACGTACGCGCGAATCGAAAAAGGTGGACGCTAGGTCAGCCGTCCACAAAGCGCCGCGCTATCCGAGGGCCGAAATAACGCGGCGTACTACGGGGGAAATCACTTAACGGTTCCGACGGCGACTCAATCGGACCCGCACACGTCGGATGAAGCTCTCGAGGATGCGCTCCAACTGGATAGCGAGCACTGTCGAGGACACGAACGCCAGCAAAACGCAGAACACGAGGCGATAAAGGTAGATTTCGCTCAACTTGCCCCCCCCTACGCCATGCGAGCGATGACGCATGACGGCGCACTGACTTGAACGGAAATCAACGTGAGGGAATCGGCACGGCGACCACGGCGCGACAGCTCCGAGCGGGCCTTTCCCCGCGCACTTTCGGCATTGCGGGCTGTGACAGCGACGACGGCAACACGGTTGTGACCGCATTGCGTGTAGGCATGGACTTGGTATTTCGGCACTACCTCCCCCCCCGTTTGGTTGTGATATGACCCCGTTAGTGTGGGGTTTACCTTTCCTGACAGCCTGTTAGACTTCGCCAATCAACCATTTCTGGTCGCAACCAAAATTGGTAGCCAAAGAATAGCAACCAATTTTGGTAGACGCAAGGGATTTGTATGAATATCTCGCAATTGATCGACGCTGCACGCGAAAAAGCCGGTTCGTCGGCAACGTTAGCCGAGGGGCTTGGCATGCATCCGAACCGCCTAACAGACTGGAAAGCAGGCCGCCGCAAACCAGAAGCGAGCGAGATCGCATATCTCGCGGAACAAGCCGGGCTCCCGGTCCTAGAAACTGTTGCGGAAATCGAGGGCCAACTTAACGGGCGATATGCGCACATTTGGAAAACCGCCCTCGCGAATTTGCGGGCAGTGAGCGTTGGCGGCGCACTGGCCCTGTTGGTCTGGACGGGCTTTGGCGGCACCGTACCGAACAACGCCCAAGCAGCAACAGCCCACTGCCTTCACACGGCAGGGGTCACTGGTTCGATCCCAGTACCGCCCACCAAAGAATTCAAGCACTTAGCCAGTGCTTAAACGCCTCCTAGTTTGCTCTCGGGACACTCCGGGGACACCTAGGAGGCGTTTTCACATGGCGACCATCACTCGTCGCGACACCCACTCCCCCGAGCATCGTTGGCAAGCAAAGGTACGGCTCAAGGGGTTCCCCGTCCAATCCAAATCATTCCCGACCAAGGCAGAAGCGGAGAACTGGGCGCAGTCCATTGAAGCCGAAATGCGCCGAGGGACGTTCGTGGACACCGCCGCTGCGCGAGCAACTACCCTAGGCGACCTCCTACAGCGCTACGCTGAGCGCGTATCCCCGACCAAGAAAAGCGGCGAGCAGGAAGTCAAGCGCATCCGGTCCATGCTGGCGTGGCCTCTATGCCAGTACGCAGCCGCTAACGTATCGCCCGCCGTGCTGGCTGAATGGCGCGACGAGCGCCTACAGTCGGTCAGCGGAAGCACGGTCAACCGGGAGCTAAATCTGCTGTCGCATGTGTTCTCGACGGCGATGATCGAATGGGCGATCCACCTGCCTGCCAATCCGGTAAGCCGCATCCGACGACCGAAGCACAACAAGCCACGCAACCGACGCACCGAGGGCGGCGAAGAATCGCTGCTTCTGTATGAATGCAAGCGAGCCCGCAATAAGCATCTCTACCCCGCCGTACTCCTCGCAATCGAAACCGGGATGCGACGAAGTGAAATCGTAGGCATCGAGTGGGCGAACATCAATCTTGACCGCCGAGTCCTCTGGCTACCCGATTCCAAGAACGACGAAGAGCGAACCGTAGCCCTATCCTCCCGCGCTGTGGACGCGCTTGCTCAGGTCACTGCCGACCGAATTGGCCCAGTATTCCCCGGCCTGACGGTTGATGCAATCAAGTGCGCATACCGCCGAGCCCGTAGCAGGGCGAACATTGACGGCCTGCGCTTCCACGACCTCCGGCACGAAGCGACAAGCCGCCTATTCGAGAAAGGTCTCAATCCGATGGAGGTAGCCAGCATCACGGGCCATAAAACTCTGAGCATGCTACAGCGGTACACGCACCTCCGGGCCGAGGACTTGGCGAAGAAACTGGGTTAGCCCTGCCACGAAACAGCAACACTCGGGCGGCATAGTGGTCGTCCCGAGCAAAGTCAGCATGACTGCCCGCGCCTACAACCTCAAATGGAGAACAGGCATGGGCACTATCCAATCACGCTCCCGCCGCAGCGGCATACGCCTTCAAGCAACAATCCGCGTCAAGGGTTTCCCGACGCTCTCCCGCGCGTTCCAAGACAGGACAGACGCCGAGACATGGATTGCCGAGCAAGAGGCATTCATCCACCACCGCATCCACGCGTCGAAGATGGAAACCGAGCGCCAGCGAATCGCCGCTGAGTGTGAAGTCCAGTACCGCACGCTGGGCGATCTGATGCGACGCTACCTCACGACCGTTACGCCCGGCAAGCGCGCCGCCGACCAAGAAGCAATCCGCATGAACGGCCTTCTCAAGCATGCGATAGCGGACTGCCCGATCCTCAACCTCGACCGCCCACGCGTAGCAGAATGGCGCGACACTCGCCTGCTGACGGTCAGCGGATCGACAGTCAGGCGGGATATGACGTTGCTCGCGCACGTCGTCAAAATCGGTATTGAGGAATGGTCTGCACCGCTGACAGAGAATCCGTTCCGCGCAGTACGTCGTCCCGCAGAGGCACCGCCACGGGATCGACGCTTGAAGCTGGGGGAACAAGCCGCACTACTCTCCGCGTGTGATGATGCCCGCGCTCCGTACCTGCGCCCGGTAGTTGAACTTGCCCTCGAAACAGCAATGCGGCAATCCGAGCTTGTCAGCCTCGATTGGCAGCGCATCCGCTTGTCCGGACGCTGCGCCTATCTGCCCATGACGAAGAACAGAACAGCTCGCGGCGTGCCCCTGTCTTCGCGTGCCATCGAGATACTTGCAACTCTCAACAGACGCGGGAACGGTGCCGGCGCAGTGTTTGCGGGCGTAACGGCGGAGGCAGTGAAGCGCGCCTTCATCCGCGCCACACGGCGCGCATGCCTCGACAACTTCCGCTTCCACGATCTGCGTCATGAGGCGACCTCGCGATTCTTCGAGCGCGGGCTGACCGTGCCGGAAGTAGCCCGCATTACCGGTCATAAAACATGGGCGATGCTCGAACGGTACACTCACCTGCAACTTGACGACGTAGCACGGCGGCTGGACGGCCCAGCCGATCCGGCTGTAACGCCGCTGACCATCGAGCAATTAACGCACGAGCTACGGCGGCTTGTGGCAAGCGCGGATAGACTGCTACCGGATCGCCCGCACCAACCTTGAGCAGCTCAGCCGAGGAAGTCCAGCTGCCTTGTGTTGAATAGCGCTAGAGGTCAGTTTGCCGTTGCGCGAAGCCGAGCCATCGCCAACCCGATTGCGACATAGCGCCGCCCACCTAATCGCCGAGGCGGTTGTCAATCCGAATCTCGGGCGCTTCCGTCGCCACGTACTCCTTACGAGCACCACTCATTCTCCAGTTTCGAATCGGGTTCCCACTGCCGCGCAGCGTAAAGTCGGGTCCGATAGGGTATCCAGCGTACCGACGGATAGCAAGCGCGGCTCGCGTCGGCTTCGCCTCGCTCGGCTGACGCCCGCGCCAACAGATACAGAAACGAGTGACCGGTGCGACAAGCGACACCCTCACGGGTGCCACCTGCCTGCTACCGCGCTGCTGCACGCTTAGTAAGCCCAGCCCCAAGCGTTCTTGCTCGAAAGCCCAATGTCCGGGTCGACGTGTTCCGGCTTGTTGCCAAAGGTATCCCGCATACGTTGGGCGACCACCTTCGCGTCGATGTTAATCATTTGCTGATGCCCTTGTCGATTCGTCAGGAACAAGGACATGAAGCCGTTACCAAGGTTCTCGCCGGACGTTACTTGCCAATACGGGTACTCCATCGCGGCCGCTTTACTGCGTGAACTGAACGGCGTCAGCGCCATGCCTACATCAGTAGCATCCCCGGTAATCTCCGGCTCCAGCGGCCCCGCCTGCGTCACGATCGCCCACTTCAACGCCGCCTGATAGTTCTCCTGCCCCTGCCGCCCCACTGCGCCGGGGAACTCCCGATTCACCATCTCGTAGAACGGGCGCGCGCCGAAGGCTCGGTTGTTCAAGACAACTGCGCCGGGCACAAGGTCCGCATTCGCCACCACTTGCAACAGCGCGGTACGTGCCGCTGTGTCGTCGTCGTATGCGTATGCTTTCTTGTACTGCGCGATGAGTGGCGCGATATGTGCGGCAAGCTGCCGCTTGTTGCCGTCCGTCAGGTTGTATGGTGTTAGCTCACCATCCCCGCCCCACAGCGGAATCATGCGTTTGAACCACCCCGGCGAAGCGCTCGCCACAGCGCGCTTCGCATCCTGTACCTCCTGCGCCGTAGCGACTGCCCCTGCGCCCCGGCTGATTAGGTGCCGGGCTGTCTTGAGTTGCAAAGGATCATCCAGCTTGTACCCGCTGTTCAACAACGCAATCACCTTCGGCCCCATCGAGTCGCCCATGTACGCCATCACTGCCCCTTCGCCCCCGGTCCCTCGCCGCAACGCGTCCGCGTACTGCAATGCCTGCGCCATGTCCGGGGTAAGCGGCGCGTCTCCATTCAGCATGAGGTTCATTTGCTGGGTCAACACTTGCTTGAGCATCGGGGATTGGAGCGACGAATCATAGGCAACCGTGCTCAGCTTATCGAACAGGTTAGCCTGTGCGTCCGGATGATTCGCGAACTGCGTGCCGGTAGCCTGTTGGAACATGGTGTCTACAGCTTGCGCCTTCGCACCATCCGGGAGCGGCAAGCCCGTCAGGGCCGCTGGCGACGAGCCGTTAACAGCCTTCATCACAAGCTCAATCGACTGATCGTAGTTCAACTGCTTCAACTGCGCCTTCTGGTACTGCGCCAGAATATTGGCGTTCCCCGCGTCGAGCATCTTGTGCATCTGCGCCCGCTGTTCGTTGTCGTACATCGCGGTAGCATCGCCGTTTAGCTTCCGGTTCGAGTCCTCCATCGAGTCCATCGCGGCATCAAGTTTCGCGTGCCCTTCCGGAGACGAGTCCATTCCTGTCGTGCCATGTTGCAGACTCCACCGGAGATCCGCTCGCGATGTGAACAGGTTCCTCGCTGCCGGGTTCTTCAATGAGGACTCGTGCTCCAGTCGCGGAATCTGTACTTCGAGGTTGTCCTTCATGTCAGTCGGCATGGACTGGTATTCAGGCATCGCCCTAACAGCGCGCACCGCCTGCCAGTGTCCGCTACGCGCATTGCTGAGCGTGATGTCGCGGAGCCCGCGCTGATACGCCTCCGTGGTCATGTTCGCGGGTCGAATGAGCTGGTTCGTAAAGTCAGCGTAAGCGCGGTCCACGTCTGCTTGCTGGGGGTTGTTGTTCGCCGTGAGTGTGTCCTGTAACGCTTTGCCGCCGACCGTTCCAAGGTTCGTAAAGCCGTTGTACGCCTGTTCCTGCGTGAACTGCATGTACTGGCCCATGTGCGTGTCGAGCATTCGCGGAAGTTGCTCGGCGAACCCTTGCTGTACCAGAGAATCGAACGCGGGGTCACCGGTACTCTGAACCTGATTCATCTTGTCCACGATGTACGCCCGCACTTGGTCCGGCGACTTCTCACGAAGCAGGGGCATCGCCTGCATGAACTGCGACTGTGCGTCCTGCATTGCCGCTGCGACGTTGAACGCCTGCGCGCCTTGCACTGTAGCGTCCGGGCCGTACAGCTTCGTGTACCACGGCTGTTCGTTCTCGATGTCGATCAGGCTCTTGCCCTGCGCCGCTTGGGCCATGCCCTCGGCGTACTGTCGCTTCTTCGTGCGGTCGATGTACGGCTGAAGCATCCCGCCCGCCAGCTTGTTCAGTGCATCGAGCGTCACGCCGGAGCCGAGCACGCCTTGCCGGACCACTGCGCCCGAGTATGCGGCGATGTCCGTGCCGCCTGCGGCCAGCGGCCCGCTCGACTGTCCGCCGCTACCCGGACCTCCAGAGAAGCTATTTGAGCCCCCAATGCCGAGCGTACTTTGTTGAGTTACAACGCCGCCATCACCCGACAGCGAAAAGCTCACGTTTGCCATAACCTCTCCTTAATCCAGCCTGAAATTGAATGAATTGTTGCCCCTCGCATTGCCGCCCGAGTCGCCGCCGCCTACCGTGAACCCGTACGCGTTGTTACCGGATGTGCCGCTGCTACCGCCACCCCATGCACCGCTGAAACTGCTCACACCGCCCAGGATCGACTGTGACGCGTAGTTCGCCGTATTGCCGACACTGCCGCTGAAGCCACCGACGCTCCCGCCGCCAGTGTTTCGGAATTGCTGAAACCCCGCCCCGCCAGCAGCGCCCATGAGCGCCCCCTGTGCGGGCGTGATGTCCGGCGACTTCTCCGGGGCGAGGAACGTCTGTGCGATGTCCTTCTGGTAGTTCATGCCCGCGACGGTCTGCCCGTAGTCCTGCGAGGTGATGAGGTTCGAGCGCAGGCCCGCCGCTGCCATCACCTGATCGAAGGACATCTGCGCGCCCTTCGTAGCCTGCATCGTCGTGAGCCGTGATGTTGTGGTCTGCATAGTCGCGCGCATGATGTCGGCGGACGTGCCACCAACCCCACTAGCGGCCGCATCGGCTCGCAGCGCGCCGAGTTGGCCCGCAGCCGCGATCTGTTGCTCCACGCTACCGCGCACCATCGCGTCAGTTGCGCGCGCCATGTTCACCGCCTCCGCGTTCGTCTGCGAGCCGATGGCGATAGCACGGTTCTGGTTGCCAATCGAGCGCTGGGTGTTCGACAGCGCCGCCTGCGCCGCGAGGAACGCGTTCCCCGCTTCGCGGATCATGTTGTTGTTGTCCGCCGAGTCCTTCGACAGCATGTTCGCTGCTTCAGTCTTCGCGGAGTCCACCTTGTATTGCGCGTCGTTCTGCGCGTTCTGGATGCGGGCCTGCATCATGCCAACGCCCGCGCCAGCAATCATCTGAAACAGCGCGCACATTAGACTGTCCCGCCGTCAGGTTCGAAAGAGAATGATATGTACATCTGTACTCCTTATTTAATACCACACCACTAAGCGCGGCTGGGCTGATTGGTCGGTCTTCTACGTTCGGCTGACTGCGGGACATGCTACGCGCCGCACACAAAACCGCGTGCGCCACACGACAGCCGTTTTCGACCGGGCAGTTTCAGTGCTGCTCAGCGCGTTCCGACGTTTCACTCTGCTCTATCGCCCGCGCTCGTGCGAGTAGATCGGGACCGAATGCAAAGGCGCGCTCGGGGTCATCAGTAACATGCGCGTTGTCCGGCTCGCGCTTACGGAACTCCACAATCACCTCCGACAAGATCGCCTGTGTACGGGCCAGCCCTGCCGTGCTGAGCAAGACTTCCATCGCCCGGTTGTATGCCTGCTCATTCGTCAGACGTGCATTCTCGGTCATTTTCAAATCACTTTTCATACGCAATCCTTATTTACTAGTCGTTTAAATTACCGATTCGGGCCATGCCGGATCGTCACACCGACCAGCCCGCCAGCCGCATCACTTCCACTAGGTCAGGCTCTTTGCTACCGATCTCGAAGATGCGCGTTGGATGGGCGTTGCGCCAGTCCTCAGAGTGGACGCCGAGCCGGTCACAATTCACGGCTAACCGCCCGGTCGGGTACACCCGCGCTCGCCAGTCACCAATCACGAACGCCCAAACCTCGCCCGCAGCCTCGCGGCGTTTCCTCTCAAGCCGGTCCAAGTAGCCGTCCCGGCTTTGCTTACGCAAACCGAGCGAGACACAGCGGTTACGTGCATCCAATGCGAACCCCGTGCGCAATGTGTGGCACGTCCAGCACGAGTTGTCATAGACCCGCCGCTTCACGCTGTCACACTTCACACACGGCTTACCGCCGTACCATGTCTGCCCGGCGATAAGGGCATCAATCCGCTGCGGATACATCGTCTGCTTCCGGAGCGCCTGTTCGAATGTCTCGTCAGCCCGCGCCGCTTCCCGGTGTCGGCGCGTCAGCTTCGCCGCGAACGGCGGAACCTGCCACATGCCACGGGTTCGGTTGTGCTTCGCTCCCTTGGGCTTCATGCTGTCTCGAACAAAGCGTTCAACTCGGCGTCGGTCGGATCGGGGAGCGGCAAGCCGGTTACAACCTCAACCGGAGTTACAACCTTCGCTCGGGTTGTAACCTCAGCCCACGATGGAACGCCCCCGGTTGTAACCCGAACAATGCGCCGCCATACCGCCTTGCCGTGCTTGTTCGCCCGCTCGAAGTATTCCCGCTCGGAAGCGTTCTGCTCTAGTACGTGGCTCATCGCTGCCTCCCGGCCAAATCGGCGAACGTTCGCCTCAACGCCGCCTCGATGTCCCCAGCCGTCCTGCGAGCGTCCAGATCGAGCGCTACGGCGATGCGCCCACAGTCGGATACCTCGGTGAGTATCAAGTCCCGCAGCAGCCGTACGGTGCGCTTCTCGGCTTCCGTCACGCCGTCAGCTCCGCAGCAAGCGTCTCCGCCGGCCTCCCGTTACCGAACTCGGGCACACCTCGCGACTTCATTTCTCGGTCGGACAGTTTCGGTGCGCCGCCAGCAAACGCCACTATGCCTCGGCCATTTTTCATTCGCATTCCTTATCGATTAAATTAAAAGTTATCCCGGATTGCCCGTGGTTTTAGACTGGCGCAGTTCATCCCGTGTCGCGACATATCTATCGAACGCGACCCGAACTGCATGCTCAGCGAATCGAACAGCGTCCCATTCCGGTACATACGGCAGACGCCCGGAGGCTTCAATCTCCATTCTGAGGCGCTTTGCTACTGCCTCATTGCGCGCCTTCGCAAGAAGCGTGCGGAACGTCAACTCACCCCGCCTATCTTCCCCGGCGTGCTCATGCGCCTTGATGGACTTACCCGCGAACTGGAACAGTGGCCCAAGCAATGACTCTCCCGCCATGATCCCCGCCCGCTTCAGCGATGGAAGATACCGGCGCACATTGTCGACCCGCTTGCCAGTCAGTTCCGAGTACCATCGGCAAAGCTCGTGGAACCCCGGCGTAACGCCGCGTCGCCTATTGCGGAACTGTAGACAGAACCTAGCGAAAGCTCGCGACTCAGGCTTTAAGCTCGACATAGCGGCATCCCGTTGCAATGCTCGATGTCCAACCGCTCCAGCGATACGGATACCGTATTTCTCTGAGTCCGCCGCCTGTATGACCTCCCCGGTATCAAGGTTCACGTAATCATTAACCTCGACCGATTGGTATCGGCTGCTTAGCTCGCCGGCGACCATGACTGGCGGCATCAGCTTCCTCCAAACAGACCTTACCGAGAGCGCCGCCCATGCCGGATATCCTCGGTGCCTGCCGGGGTCGGCATCAGCTTCGAGCAAGTGCATTCTTAGACAAATACAACACAAGCCATTGATTAATAATAGAATTCCCCTTGTTGAAGTGAGGCAAACACCTCGGTGAGTCCACACGATGCCGAAGCTCTATCCAGATCATCGGATCGTTAAAGCCCCACGATGCTGCCGCGCCGGCGCGCAGGCCTGCGGATGGCTACGTAGACGAGCGCCGCCCAGCCGGGCATGGCATGGCTCGCTGGTGAAGTACTGCGTTGCCGGGTGTCTCGGCTTGCCGTCCGTCCACCACGCAGACGGCAACCTCAGCGGTGGGTTCGCTGCCGCTTCTCTGCCTCGCATGAGGCCGTAGCTAGGCGCAGTCCCACCAGCACATTGTTAAAGAACGCTTCGCATCCGGCAAACTGTTACCGGGCATCCGCTCGCAGCGCTAAGGCGCGCGCTCACATCCTGCCCTTCTGTCCACCTTCCACCGAGCCAGCAGCGCCAATGCGCCGCCCACTCGTTCCCGTCAGCGTCCAGCACAGGGCCGTAAACGCAAAAAAGGGCGCGTAGCGACACCGAGCAAGCGGACCATAGGCCAGCCTACCCAATGCAACTACGCGCCCTTGGATTCCCGTGCGATGGAGGGTTATGTCCATCACCGGAGCGGCCTCATGAGGCGGGCACGTTAGCTGAACCCTCGCGGATCAACCGCTGTTCAACTCGGGGCTAAAAGCCGCCATGACCTCACTACTACCGCATCGGCATTTCTACCGATGACGCGATCGTACCCTGAAAAAGCCCGCCCGTCAACAACCTGAAAGCATTTAATCAGTGAACCGTCAGCTCAGCGACAGTCAAAGCCAACGCGTGCGCCGCAATCTCCGCTTCTTCCGCCCGGTATCGGTCGCCCTTGCTGCCACTCAGCGCTGCTCGCTCACGCCACGCCGTCGCGCCAGCATCAGCGGCACGCAGCACCCTCGCCGCCCGCTCAGCGCTGCCCGCCTTCTTCGTCCACGGCTCGGACTGCAACACCCATCCTTCGGTATCCGCCACCGTCCCAGCCTCGGCGAGCATTTCATAGCCCGGCTCGCCAGCATTCGCAAGCTCTCCCGCCCTGTCTTCGTAACCAGCGAAGAACGCGCCGCGCACGTCATCATTCCCGGCCCACTCCGGGCAAACCTTCTCGAACATGACTTCCCACATGACCTCGCAATGCTCGGCCATGCTCGCCGGTCCCCACGGCTCATCCAGCCAGCGCGGCCAATCCTTCTCGGCGAATTCTGCACCTTGGTCGTACGCCTCGGCCTGTGCTGCGTCGATGTCGATGTTCGCGATGCTGATGCTCGTTTGATTCATGGTCATTTTGCGGTACTCTGCGGGCGCGCTGGCCCGCATCGGTTAGGTGATGCCCGGTCGATCCGCCAAGACTGAACCGAGCGTTACTGCGGTACGTGCGGTGCCAGCGCCTCAGTCAGCACCACCTCCTGGACTGACTGGCTTTCCTACTTCGTACTCGCACTGAGCCTGTTCGGTATGCAGCACGCTCGGCGGCGTCTTCGTCATCTGGTACGACATGGCGCGCATTAGGAGCTTCATCTGTAGCTCTCGATCTGCTGCGCTTTCGAATGACTTGGCGATGGACTTCAATTGCTCGCCGCGTTCTAACTGAATCCAGAAGCCCGCCAGCGTTTCGGTTTCGTAGATGCACTGCATAGTCTGCTGGCGGGTTGCCTGACGGCTCTCAGCGTGGCCCTCGGCTACATAGAGGGCGGTCACAGCGGCAACCACGACGATGGCTACGGTTCTCATGCCTGCTGGTCCTTAGCTTCTGCGATGGCTCGTTTAACAGCTGCTGTACTGATGGCGAAATGCTCGGCTGTTTGGCTGATACTCGCGCCGTGTTCTGCACGCCATGCACGAACTTCAGAATAGTCTGCTTTCCGCCTCCGTCCGACATTGGCGTAGCTGCCGTCTGTCTTCGCAATGGCGATACCCCGAGCCTGCATCTCGCGACGGTTCAGATAGTCCGCCTCGCCCTGTGCAGCCATGAATGCGAGCACGGCATCCCGCGTAGCCTTGCTAATCGCGTCCGTAGCGCCCCCATCGAACACCATGTTGTTCAGTGTGCAGATAACCCGCACCTTGGCTTTCATGAGCCGCTGCATAGTCTCGTGTAGCTCGTCGTACCGGCGACTGATCCGATCCAGCCAACGCACGTACAGCACACCACCCTTGCGTAAGTCCCGCTCGACAATCGCCCACTGCTCCCGATCCAGTGGCGCGACGTGATACCCGCTCACGCCTTCATCTATGAACACGTCGTCAGGCTCGACACCGTGCGCTGCTGCGTCTGCGTGCTGGCTCGCGCTCGACTGCCCATCCGTCGTGCTGATACGTCCGTAATACAGGGTTCTCATGGCTAGCTCGCTGGATCGAAATTGTTCATAGCTCGAATAATGACATGGATCGAATCTAGGGTCAACTATTTCGATCCAAGCTAGCGCACTCCTCTACCTAGGTCGATGAGGTACACCATTTCGAACCAGAATGGGTACATCCGCGAGCAGGGCAAATAGCGGACAATGCTTGGACAATCCAACTCCGTTTCAAAGATCGATGGCGACGCTTAACGAAAATGGGCAAGTCATTGCGCATTGCATCGAATGCAATGGCGCGCTCACAGTGTTCTTGGCTGGCGATCCACGGATCGGGCAAGGATTCGGGCAAATAACTCGACAGGTCTCAGAGCAGACAGCGCAGGTCTATCAACTCGTTCGCTGCACAGGATGCGGGTCCGGCGCGTTACTGACACTGCAATCTTTCCGTCGCCACGGGCAAGTAGGGTTGCTCGATTTCTATCCTGAAGCCCAAGACAGACTCTCCCTCCCGGCTGGCGTACCGGACGGCATTGCAAAGGAGTTTCGCGAGGGTGAAAGGTGTCGCGAAGCTGGCTGTTTCCGGGCGGCTGCGGCAATGTTCCGCTCGGTACTCGATAAGACTCTGCGTGCAAACGGATACAAGGAAAAGCGCGGCACGAATCTTGAGCAGCAAATTGATACAGCGGCTGCCGACGGCGTGATTACTGCAGCTCGCCAACGGCGCGCACACGATGAGATTCGCGTGCTTGGCAACGATGTTTTGCATGAGGCGTGGGAGCCTGTCAGCGCAGACGACGCAGCCGCCGCTCGACAATACGCACAACGCATCCTCGAAGACTTCTACGATGATCGCGAGTCCGTGTTGAAACTGCTACGGGCCAAGGGCAGAGTGGCGGACGAAGATCGACCACCGGGCACGGAATGAACCGCGCAACTATCCACCCGCGACCGATCCTCACTAGAGAAACGCGCACAGCCGCGCACGGGGGAGCGCAGGCGCGGGCGGGCGGCGTAAGTCCGCGCAGAAATCTCTATCGAATTTCGGCTCGGCAGTTTGCGACCGTTGCCCTTACAGCACCCGGTCAGAACTGATATTCTCTCGGCTGGCACTTCGCCATAACCGTCCCTTTTATGGGGACACTCCGGGGACACTCGGAGGGCAAATTAGGCATGAATTCGCGGGTAGGTAGAGCACTGGAAGGCCCGCGCAGCAAGGCGGAGCGGGTCTGAAGAAGCCCTTCACACGGCAGGGGTCACTGGTTCGATCCCAGTACCGCCCACCAAAGATTCGCCGCTTGTGGCGACGCGTCAAACGCTGGATCGAGCAGTTTTCTCCGGCGCTAGCGTAAAGCCATTCGGCAAAGAAAAAGCCCTGCACTCGCAGGGCTTTTTTTCTTCGCCCCCAGATTCACTGGGAAGCAATGACGACTTCTCAACCCGCCCCCGTGAGTAGGTCAAACAAGACCGTTACTCAACACTACGTCGAGCCATCGTCCTCTTGTTGTTGCCGCTCAGCGCGCTGCCGCTCGTCCTCAAGCCAGCGCATGGTCCTGCGATCTTGTAGCTTGCCTCGCACAATATCGATGACCAGGACAATCCCCGCGATTGCCAGCGTCAGCTTGGGACTGATGGCAAGACCGAACACGACCAAGACGCCCAGCAACTCGTAGAAGCGACTTTCCCACTTCCTCGCTTCGGCAGCGGCTTGCACCCAAGCATCGTAGTAGTCATCCAGGCGCTTGCTACCGAGAAAATCTTCGCTCCTATGTAAGCGCTAAATCCGCCACACGTCGTTAGGTGACGTGTTACCGGGTAACATGTTTCGAATCGATAGTTACCGGGTAACGAAGGAGATGCGAGATGACGCAAACGACGGCGCAGCGGCAGGCGGCTTATCGGGCAAGGCGCGAGACGGCAGGCAAGGACGGCAACGGTGATCGACGTCTGGATATGTGGATGAGCACGGAAGCGTATCTTGCTCTGACGCGGTTAGCTCGCCGTTACTCGGTAACGAAGCGCCAGATGCTGGAACGGTTGATCGCGCGGGCAGACGACGCGATTGTGCGCCGACTCGATCCCGATTCGGAACAGTGGGACCAATACTTCGGCCCAGCGCGGTAGCGATCGGAGTTACCCGGTAACGGCTTGCTGTCGAGCGAAGTTGAACGGTAGCAGGTCGCTAATATCGGCATCCGGTGCGCGCTGCGGCAATTCGGTCAGCACGTGCAGCAGATAGGCATGGGGATCGACGCCACAGGCTCGACACGTGAGCATCAGGCTGTAGACCATCGCGCTCGCTTTCGCGCC